TACATCATCAATTACTGCTGCGAAAGATCTAACACCAGCCGCTACAGACGCCCCTAGTGCTATTCCAAATGATGCTGTAGCTTTAGCTCCGTTACCAAATGCCGCACTATAAGTTGCACTAGCACTTGCACCTTTACCTACGGCAGTAGCCCATGTACCAGTTGCAGATGCACTTGAACCAATAGCAAGAGATAGTGTTCCACTTGCTGTAGGGTTAACACCGCCAGTTGATTCAGCCGCATATAAAACAGCGCCAGCGCCGCCTCCAGCGTTGACAACCCATTGGTAATCTGTACCATTCCAACTTAATACATAACCACTTGTTGGGTTAGATTGATTTATGTGTGTATCAATTGCTGCATTTAATCCCGATGCGGATTGATAACCACCACTTGCATGATTGCCCCAGCCGTGAGCTGTAATAAACTGCCCAAGATTTGTGTCAGTAAGAATATGTGTTCCCATATCAATTGTATTACTATTTGCATCAAGTGTTCCGCCAAGTTGTGGACTAGTATCTGCTACTAGACTACCAATTGTCTCGCTAACATTTGCAAGTTCTACCCAATTGCCGCCATGAGCATAATAAGCCTTTGTTGTATTATGTACGTGAGCAAACATACCGTGATACGAAGCTGCAGCTGGTAAATCTGATAAGTCAGTATAGACGTTGGAATATAATATTTTGTTTGTACTTACATTAAAATCACCAGTTAGTAAATCAGTAACTTGTGCTTTTGTAAGACTTTTGTTAGTAAGTGTATTAGTACTCGATGCTGTAATAGCATCTGTAATGCCATATCCTGATAATGTAGTAGGAGTGCCTGTAAAGTTGTTCCATGCTAAGAAGTATGGACTATTTTGTCCATCTAGTGTATCAGCATCAAGACCACCACCGCCTGATGTAGCATCTGCTGCAGGAGCCCATTGTGCTCCATCCCATTTTAGAACTTGTCCAGCAGTTGGAGAATTAGCACTTACATTTGATAAGTCTGCTATTACGTTATTAGGAAAATTATGTCTTGCATTAACACCATCAATTAGTAGTGTGCTATCGTCTGCAAATACTGATCCAGTCAAGTCTCCAGTAAACACTCCAGCTGCTGATGCTACGTATGTCACTTCACCAGTTGTTGTATTATACTTTAAGAAGTTAGCATTGTCAGCACCTCTAATTGGTTTAATAACAAGACTGCTTACTGTTGTATTTTCTAATGCTGTACCGGTTGCGTTAATTACTATAGAAGTGTTAGCTTGGTTTGTAGTAGCTGCACTAGTACCTATTGCTATTGCATTAAATCCTTGTGTATCACCAGCTGATAAATGACCAATTGCAATTGCTCCTGATCTTTGATTAACTTTACCTGATTCTCGTCCAAGTGCAATCTGTGTAGTACGTCCTGCTGATGTACCTGCTTCAAAGCCAAGTGTAACACCTTCTTCACTTGTACGTATCTTTGTTGTATTAACTTCGCATACAACTATACCATTTATGCCATCAATTAATACACCTGAATCATCTGAAAATACTGATCCTGTTACATCACCAACTAGCGGTCCATAATGTATTCCACTTACAGCGTCAACTAGTACGCTTGAATCATCTCCAAATACACTACCAGTTACGTCACCAATTACTATTCCGTTTAGTGTGCCGTTTAGTGTCGAAGCTGTTATGTTTCCGCTAGCATTTATATTTTGAAAATATCCTGCGCCAAAGCGTTTTGTAGTAGTACCAATTGCACCTGTGTTTGTAGTTGGTGGCTCAATAGTCGATGTTAATTCTGTTGTACCTAATTGTACTTTTGTTCCTGCTGTAATTGAACCTATTGTTGGATAATGTATATCACCAACAATTTTTCCTGCTACTGCATCAATCATTACAGTTGAGTCATCTGCAAATACTGATCCAGTTATGTCAACTTGCAATGCATTTCCGCCTGCGCCAGCAAAGTAATCTGTTATGTATTGATTAATACCAGATGTTGTAGCAAAGCCAACATCGTTTGTAAATTCAGATACGTTACTTGGTGCTCCTGATATAGAAGCATATGCAATTTTACCTGTACTAGCATTAAACACTAAACTATCATCAAATGCTTTTACGTTACCTACAAAGTCTGCGGCATAAACATTTGCAAATTTTGCAGTCGCTGAACCTATACTATGTGTATTAGTTACTGTTGGCAAAATATTGCCGCCTGCATTTAATCCTGAAGTAGTAATAGTACCAAATGCACTTAGTGGTCTAAACTCTAGTCCACTAGCATCTGCCTTTACTGCAACAAATTTATCGCCGTGTCCTGTATAATTTGCAGGAGTATCAGTTAGTTGTACAAAGTCTTGTGCAACAACTCTATTACCGTTTACAGTTATTACGGCAGCTTCAATAGTACCCAATGCTGTAATATTTTGTACACCTAAGATACTGTTGTCTGCAAGATTAAGATTATCTCCAGTTTGGAGCTCTTTGATCTTGTTGGAGTCTAGTGTATCAATTACTAAGGGATATCTATTTGCCATTATTATTTTACGTCCTGTTTAATATATTTATCGTAATTCATTATACTGCATATTATCCATAAGAGATAATTTCGCCTGTAGTTGGATTGTATGCCATTTGTTTAAATCCTGATGGCAATGATCCTGCTACAGCTCTAACTGGTTTAACAATAAACCTACTTGCTGAGGTATTTTGTAAAGTTGCACCAGTTGCGTTGATTACAATTGAGTTTGCGGCTTGGTTTGATGTACCTGCATTTGACCCAATTGCTATTGCACTTGCGCCTTGACCAGATTCACCCGCCAAATAACCAATTGCTATCCCTGAAATACCTTGTGTGGTGTATCCTGCACCTGAACCAATTGCTACAGCGCCTGCACTTTGCGATATTTGACCTGCAGTTCTACCAATTGCTACTGCATAACCACCTTGAGTTGTTTTACCTGCATCAGTACCAATACCAATTGCATCTCCGGATTGATTTGTTTTACCTGCTTCGTCACCAATTGCTATTGCACTTGCGCCTTGGTTTGTAAAAGCTGCATTGAGGCCAATTGCAACTGCCTTTGTGCGTTGAGTTACACTACCAGCACCGACACCTATTGCTGTTGCGTATATCTCTTGACTTATAGAGCCTGCTGTATCGCCAATTGCTGTTGCACTTACTCCTTGAGAAGTTTCGCCTGCTAGGTTACCAACTGCCACAGCATTACCTGCTTGATTTGTTTTACCTGCAAATGTACCAACTGCTACTGCAACCCCGCCTTGCGATACTAGGCCAGCATGGTAACCAATTGCTAATGCACTTCCACCTTGACTTCCTTTACCTGCACTGTTGCCAATTGCTACTGTACTTACACCTTGGCTTGTTGAGCCTGCAAGTGTTCCTACTGCTATTTTATCAGGACCCTCAGCATTGTTAATGTTAGTGATTGCTGCCCAAGTTAATGCGCCACCACCGTCTGTTGTAATTGTAACACCGCCTGCTGTTGACCCGTCACTAATTTTTAATACATTTGATGCTGTGTCAACCCAAAGTTCACCGTCTTTACCTACATATGTAGTAGAGTCTTGTACAAGGTGCTTTGAAATTATTTGCCGTGTTGCCATTTATTAATTCTCCTATTAATTATATTTATGGTTTTATAATGCTGCTATTCTAGTTTGATAGTCTGCAAAGTCTGTACTTGCTGCTACTAGTGCTTTTAAATCTGCTGTATTAGTATATCCCGGTATCGCCGCATTGTGCATTATTTCGCCTGATGCCGCATCGTAACCAAGTATGGTTGTCATTGTTGTATTTCTAATAGGTTTAACTACAAAACTACTTGCTACTGTGTTGTTTAAGTTGCTACCTGTTGCGTTAAGTACAATACTGTTTGCGGCTTGGCTTGTTAGACCTGCCTTTCCTCCAATTGCTACTGCACTTGCGCCTTGATTTTGATCACCAGCGGATTGCCCAATTGCTACTGCATTTACGCCTTGATTAACCCTAGCAGTAGCATATCCAATTGCTACTGTTCCAGTGGATTGGTTGGTCATACCAGAACCGCCACCTATTGCTAATGCGGTTGTAGCTTGGTTTGTGTTCCCTGCCAACTGGCCAATTGCGATTGTTATTTCACTTGTTCTTAAACTTGTTGTTTCAATAGGGCCAACAATCTTACCAGCAACTCCATCAACCATAATAGTTGAATCATCTCCAAATACACTACCTGTTACATCACCAATCATTGGCCCGTATAATGTACCTGTTAGTCCGTCCATCATTAACTTTGAGTCGTCTGCAAACACACTACCAACTACGTCAGTAACCTGTACAATGTTATTGTTTACTAGTAAAGTACCTGCGGCACTCATGCTTATTTTTTTACCGCCTAAGTGGATAAAATCTTTAACATGTAAATCTGCCCATTGTTTTGTACTGCTACCTAAATCGTATAATCCGTCAGTAGCTGGAATTAAACTTGCTGCTGTATTTGCAGGATCAAGTGTTGTACCAGCATATAACTCGTTAAAGTTATTATTAATTTTTGTAAATGCAGTACGTAAAGGATCACCATTACCTTTATTGGCACTTGTGCCAATATTAACTGTTTGCCTAGCCATTTGTTAGATTCCCCTTATCAACTTGTATTCTTATTTTGCCAGCTGTAGCAATAACTTGTCTTCTTTGAGGATTTTTTGTATCCACTGCACCTGGTGTACCATCTTTAACTAGCTTATTTAAATATTGCTTGCTTAATAGTTTTTTATTATCATCATCACTCATTAATGTTTCCCTACTACAACTTCAACAATGCCACGTTCTTGACTTGATTTGTTTGATACTGCCTTACCAATTATAGTACCTACGTTAGGTGTATTATTAACAATAGCATATCCTGGGATTGCACTAGCAACTAGCATATCGCCTTTGGTAACTATGCCAATCACTTTACATGGAACACGCCCTTGTAGTGCTAGTGCAGTTATATTCATACCTTCTATTGCACTGTTCATTAAGTGTGCTGGATTAGTTGATACAACACCTGCGACCCTATGATCACCTTTAACAGTAGTTGTTGTTAATTCTGATTCACCACCAAATATTAATACTGTGCCTGGATCGTACACATCGTCTGCTAAGTAGTTTTCCGCTAAGTCAGCGTAGTATGCTTCAGTAGCAGTACCATAGAATGTAGTTGCATATATATCTTTGTATTTTAATGTTGAAGTACCAATGTCATATACATTTGTAACATCTGGTACTACACCTGAACTGCTAAAGATAAACGGAGCAACACTTGAAGTTGTAGCAGCATCAGCTGCAACTATAGCAATCTGTCCTGTAGCTGTCTTACCTGTGTTAGCACCAATTGCTATACCTGTACTTGCAGCAGTCTTTTCGCCTGGTGCTTCAATAAAGCTTGAGAAGATCCAATCAACACCTAGTACTGCTTCGCCATTAAAGTTTGAAGCATTTTGTAGAATACTTTCCGCAACACCAGTTCCGTCAATATTAACACTACCAGCAATTAATACATCTGGCTTACCATTTGCACTAACACCTGTAGTACCTGTTGCTCTAAGTATTTCACCTTGTGCTGGTGTTTTCATTATAACTGTTGTAGTATCAAGGCCTAATATTTCGTATGTCGGATCACCACCAAGTATTAAACTGTTAACTTGTATACTACCTGATGTATCAGTTTTTACAATACTGTTAACTTCACCTGTTTTAGTAACATTACTTACGGCATATGCCGCAGCACCTGTTTTAATTACAGCTTCGCCTGGATCTGATGCTGCCGCTACCGTTGATGCTAAGTCAGCATCACCAATGCCGCCACCTTCAGATACAACTGTAGCAAAAGGTATTTCATCAATATCGTTATCACTACTATCACCGCTCCAGTTACCTAGTACAGTTCCGTCACTAACACGTTTAATTTTCTTTAGATCAAGTTGTCCGTCTGCAATACTAACCCAACCATTTGTTAGTGTAAATGTTGCACTATCAAACGCAGCAACACCTAAGTCTGATTGGTCAATATTAACAGCATTAACTCTACCTGTTGCAGCATTAAGTGTTAGCTTACTTTGTGATATGCCTGCTGCACCGCTGACATCAGCATTAACAATAGCTCCAACTTTGAGCTGTATATCTAAATCAATATGTCTATCAGTTACTACGCCACCAACTATAGTTCTGTTCCTAGTTGGAACAAATGTAATGTCACTAGCTGTTGTTGCAATGCCGTTAGCCCATACATCAATTGGTCCTTTAACTAATGAACCAGATGCTGCACCTACAACACTAATTACGTCTTGACTTTCGCCACCGCCTGCAGGTAATCCATCTGTGAATACTCCTGTACCAACAGTATATGTCATTTCAATAACGTTGCCTTCGACACCTGTTGTTGTTTGTAAGTCAACAATAGTACCTGTTGCGCCACTGTTGCTACCACTAATAGCTTGTCCAGTTACAAATGGTCCACTTACAATTGACCCTGCACTAATAATAAGTTTCTTCTCGCCTGTAGAAACAAACAAGTTACCTACGCCAATATCATTATATTCAGAACTTCTTAAGTCTTCAACTGATGTTGAACCAGCAATGCCATCGACATATACTTTTGTTGCTGCATCACTGTCTTGTACTGGAGCTTTTAAGTTACTAATTGTATTACTTGCAGCATTTAAATCGCCAGTCATTGGTACAACACCGTTTGGTGCTAGTACGCCAGGTCCTAGTTTGTTAGCAACTGCTGTACCGTTAACGTCATAGCCTAAACGTCTGTTAACATAACCTCTAACTGCTCCTTCTGTTGGAACTGTGTCAGATGCATTGTCAGTCATTGCTGTGTCTGTTGAGAACTCAGTAATAACAACACCACGCTTAAAGCCTAGTCCGTCTACATCACTAAGTGCTATACTTGCACTAAACGTAACTGTTCCTGTACCTTGGTCAACTTGGAAGAATTTACCAACTCTAAAGATACCGTTTTGATCTGTACTTACAAAAAATACTCTACCTTTGTTTTTCTCAACAACCTCTTGTGCAGAATTCTTTTCTCCTGGAGGTCCAAAGATAAAGTTTGGATAGTTAGTTGCGTTAAACCCGCCTGTACCAATGTCTAAGAAGTCATGACCTGTTGCTCTACAAGTTGAAATGTTAACTGTAACATCACCTGTAGCACCTGCTTGCAATCCAGCACGTAACGTATTGGATAATGTACCTAGTACTACAGTTCCATGTATACCTGTTGCGTTAGTTGCGTTAATTGTTTCGCCAACATCTGCAAGGTCAACAATTGCATAAACATCATCTGCTGCTGATACTTGTTCTGCGCCTGCACCTGTTACGCCTCTATAGTTATAAACATAGTGCTTCTTACCTTTCCATGTAATAATTGGAGCTTCTGTTAATGTTGAAGTTGTCCAACCTACAGGTCTGTAAGCTTCTGGAGTTCTTGTGTTATTGTTAAGTCTAAATTTCTCGTTATCATCTGCAACTGCTTGAAGTGCTAATCTTATGTCGCCTGCTGTTGCACCTTTAGTAGCACCAGCTCCGCTAAGTGCGCCTTCTGCAGCTCTAGTATTATCAATAGCTAACCTAATGTAATCAAACGAAGCATCAAATCCTGCTTGAATACTGTTAGCACCTAGTGGGGTTCCTAAACTGTTACTGGTTAAGAATGATATTGATCTATAAAAAGAACCTGGATTTTCATTAAACAGTATCGCTGTACTTGGTCTAATAGTTAGCAAGTCTGGCTGCGCCAAGTCATTAAAGATGTGGGTTTCATTACGTCTGTAGTTAATTAGATCATTATGTGTTGGTGCTGCAATAATACCGTTCTGTGCATACTGTGCTGATGATGTTGAGAAGTTTAATTTATAAACTGCACCACTGTAAGTTGGTGTATCATCTGTTGTAGTAAGAGCAGTACCTGCTATAGTAGCACCTGTGACAGCACCTGTACTTACAGCTGCTCCAGAGTCAACTTGTGATACTGTAATTGTAGCATTGTTAGCTGCTGTTGCGCCACCTAAGTTTGCACCCGGTACTACTAATGTATCACCTACTCTATAGTCTGTACCTGCTGTTTGAACTACTACTGTATAACCATTTGTTTTATCTTTACGTACTGAGAATCTAGCTCCACTTGCTGTACCAACTGCTACTGTTTGTGTAGCCGCAATTGGCGGAGTACCAGTACCACCTACTCCATTAAATGCACCTAAGTGCGGAGTAGCTAGTTCTACGTTACTAACTTCGTATACACCATTAACAGGATTTGGTGAAGCGTTTGTATGATATATATCAAATTCTGATCTGTTTGACGGAACGTCTTTTAAATCATATACGTACATATATGCCGTTGTTGCAGCATTTGTATAACCTGTTGCATCTACTGTTAGTGGAACACTAGCTGCGCCAAGTGCGCCTGTTACACTACCTGAAATAGTATTTGTTGTATCAAAGCTTCCTGTTGTAGTTTTTAAATAATGTGTATGGTTACCATTAGACCCTGTTGCTATTACTACTATACCTGTTGCACCTGAAGAAGCCTGTGTATATGTTTCTCCTGCTGCACCGATAACTGGTCCTGTAGTTTGTAACACAACTGATGCTGAGAATATCTTACCTGGCATCACCATATCTTCTGCAAGTGATACAGCATCTGGGATTTCGTTTGGATCAGATCCTTCTGCAACTAATCCAAATTCACCGTAACAACTAGAACCTGTTAGTGATCTAATCTGCGAACCGTTTTTAGAATAGTAACTGGTATAACAATAGTAAGTGAACATAGATACCATTTCTGATATGCCACCGTTAACTGCAACTAGTCCGTAACCTAAGTCGTTAATTTGTGTAAAGTCATTACCCAACATACTTCTATTACCAGCTGTTTGTAGTGTAATATCAATTGGCGATGCTACACTTTGTACAGTTTTTCTAATAATTAACGCTCTGTTAGTATCAATAGCACCGTGTGAAGCCTGCAATGGACTCGCTGCCCAAGTAATAGCAGGTTTAACAATTGCAGGAACACTGTTTAAGTTTGATGCACTTATAACATTAATTGGAATAGCAAGTAATATGCCTAGTTGTGTTGCTGCGGCTGCATCTGCTGTAACGCCTGCTGTTGTTTGAGTAGATGCGTTACCTGTTGACTTTGTAAAGCTAACACCATTAACAATATTTGCTAGCAAGCCTTTAATATGATTCATTGCATTTACAGTTGGAGTAACTTCACCAGCTGCTAGTACAGCTACACCATCATCAATGTATGAACGTGCTGCTGTCCTTGATGCAGTGTTACCACCGTAGTTAATATCATATGATATTGCATCAATTAAAAATCTTACATCTCTAGCACATTTAACTTGATCGTATCCCGCTGACGGGCTGTTTAAGTTAATATATGCTACTGCCTCTGCACCTAAGAATATTCTGTTTTCTTGTAGTTTAGTACGTGCTTCGACAGCCTTTGTATATGGTAATGTAGCTGGAGTTGAAAATGTAATTGTATCTGCAGCAGTTTCAGTGCCTAATGCACCGTTATTAATAATATCAATAATTTCATCAAATGCTGCATTTGATCTTGTTAATGAAGTTGCATCGCCTGCAATACTTGTTAGTGCGGCTGTAGTTGCTTTAGCAACTCCAATAGCTGCTACTGTTTGCGATTTTTGATTTGCTTGTAAATACGCACTAACGACATTACGTTGATATGCTAAGCCATTTGTTACTTGGTTATAGTTTGTACCTAATGCTAAGTCAAATTGTACAGCGTCTAAAATAAATCCTGTATCTCTTCGACACTTAGTAACATCAAATTCAAACGTACCAACTGCTGTTAAGTTAAAACCAGTAGATAGTTCACTAGTAACACCAGTAAAACCAACACTGCCATTTGAACTTCTGTCTAGTACAATTTCTGCGGTACCTAATGACTTATCATAATTTGTTAGTGCGTTAACTTGGAAACGTCTACCATCAATATAAAATGCACAAGGTGTTTGTGGACGTCTAACATACAAGCCTTGTGGCGATGCTGCAGATCCTAAACTCTTAATTGTAAGTCTAAACGGATCATTGCTAACTCTACCTGTAACCTGGATTGCTGAGTTACCAACAAAAGCATCAGTATATAGTCCGCCTCTAAATGCTTGCTTATTTAATGATGCAGCAAAACTTGAACCTGTTTGGATATAAGGTGACTTAGTAAGTATTTGCCCATCTGGGTCAAGTACGCCCATAAAGCCACCTTGACCTTGTACTGTCATATTACGTAAAATAGTTGCATCATTAAGTAAGAATACATCTTGGTCTATATTACGCTTTGGTGGGTTATAAGCTGCATTGAATGCAAAGTTTACTGAGTTTATAAAGTTTTGTACAGTAGTATCAATGGTATCAATTTCAGTCCAGTTTGTTGCAATTTCACTTGCATTAAATGTGACACCCGAAGTATGTTGAAGTTTTGGAACATAGTATCTAGTTGTGCCAGCTGATGTAAATTTAATTACATCCTGCAACTTGTATAGATTATTAGTTGTCCATGTTGTTGGAGCAGAACTTCCATTAGTTAAATCTTGTGCATATATTCTATCACTAGCGGCACCACCTGCTTGATTGTAAAGTGTTGTAGGAACAAGTCCTTGTAGTAATTTATTTGCCATAGTATAAACGTGCGTAACACCTGCTACCCATTCATCATGTAAGCTCGTTGGTAAAGAAGGATCTGTTTTACCTTCCCAGTAAATGTCGCCTTGTTCTTCTAGTACAAACTCATTACTGCCTAATCTTAAATCTTTTATAATAGCATCAACAACTTTGCCCATCCAGCCAAACCATTTTGCTCTTGAATATACTGCACCCCCTGGTAACGCCGGGTATGTTGTTTCAATGTAGTTTATAGATTGTTCTTGAATAAATTCTTTGTTGTCAATAAATGTAAGGGCTGATGTTTCCCAGTTACCTACGTTAATATAGCCAGCACCGATATTCTTTAAGCTTCCTGGTTTCTCTAAGTAGTGATAACCAAAGTATCCGTCAAACGTTCCAGTAAGTGGGTTTTTATAAACATCACCGTTTAGTATAGTATCAACTCGTAGTATAACAGCCGGTGCGCCACCGCTACCTAACTTTGAATCAGCAAGTGTAATAATTTCTTCTTTTACAAAGTTTTTACCTTTCACTGTTGCTGTTGCAGCAGTAATTGCTCCATTAGCGTCAACAATAACAGATAAAGTTAATCCTGAGCCTTTTCCACTAGTAGTCATATTACTGTCGCCAGTAATAGTATATGTTCCTGCTGTTCTTGAAGAATCAATTTGTGTTTCAAATCTAAGTGTATTAACTTCTGAAACACCTAATACTAAGCCATCAAACTGTGCATCTCTATAGAAGTATGTGTCTGCATAGCGTGACTGAGATACACGTTTCTTAGGACGTATAATAACTCTACGCTGCTCGTCGCCTCTTATAGATATGTTGTTAGGTACTTTGATTGGAAAGTCTTCTTCATAAATTCCAGACTCAACTACAATAACAACTTGTGTTTCGTTTTGTACATTACCGTATTCTAATTCTTCACCTGTTATAAACTCAACTGGTTTTAATAATTGCAATTCAATTTCATCAGTAGTTGACACACTAACTGCTCTTGAACCCGACTCATGTTTGTAGTCTACCATTAAGCCAATAGCGCCTGACTGTCTACCTCTAATTATTTTACCAGGTATAACGTCAGTGTTAGTTGGATTAGCTTGATCTAAGTAACCAAAGTTTCCGTTGTTTGCATTAATTTTGTATGTAGTAGTACCGTCAACAATTGCAGGAGCATTTAATGCACCAAGATCAATTACATCTAGTATGATTTGAAACTTTGCATCAATAGCATCGTCAGCAAGTGCATCTGGTGTAATAGCTGCATTAATAAACTGCGTTACTTGTGTTTGATAGTTTGTTGGTACTGCTGTGTTTGTTAAAATATAATTTTTAACTAAGTTCTTAGCATATGTAATACCGGCTACAGTTTCAATCTTTTGGCTACCAATTGCTTTTTGGGCACTGGCATTTGAATAATATCTAAGTCCTGCGTATCGTGAAAGATAGTTTGCGTTGTTACCAATTAACGCATCTAATGATACACTATCTAGCATTAGTGATATATCTCTTTCACATGTTTCCATGTTATACGATGCTGCAAATGCTGGATATGTTGAGTTAATATATGCTGTAACTTCTTTAGAAACAAATTCTTTGTTGTTTATAATAAGTGTTCTAGCGTTTGTTCTTCCACTAATTGGAGAAGTAATACCAGCTGTATTAATTGTTGCTCTGCTAGCACCTGTATTAAAAGTCAGTGTCTGCATATACGGACCTGGCTCAGGTGGTGCTGATACAATTATTTCTTCTGCTTTTCTTGCGGCAGCATTAACAGTTCTGTATGCATAACCAATTGCACGACCTTGCTTACCATCCGGTGTATAACGTTGTGTGTCATCACCTTTTGTAGTAACAAAAATGTTTACATCACTAGTTGCCGCAACATTGTCAACATATAGTTTTGATACTGCTTGTAAGTCATCTGGACCATACGGGGTACCTTTTCCTTTTAGTTCACCTGGGTGATCAAATAAGTTTAGAGCACCAGTCATTGTATCGCCTTGTCGACGTACAAGCGACTTTCTAGGAACGGCAACGTTGTCTAACCAATTACCTGTTAGTGTACTATCATAAGCTGCATCAATAATAGTCATTACACCTGAGCCACCGCTCATTATTACACGACCTGTTCCTGCAATTGCTCCTGCAGAAGTAGTATGCAAACTAATAGTGTTTACATCACGTATTCTTACAAAGTATGTTGTTCCACTAACTACGTTACTTGGATCTGTTCCTGCTGAATTAAATTTAAATGCAGCACCAGTATATGAATTCTCTAAGCCGTGGGCAGTAGTAGTTATATTACCTAAGTTTAAACTACCAACAGTTAATGTATATTGTGTTATTGTAGTAGGTTCGTCACCTAGTCTTAATCCGCCACCTGCAACATCTTTAGTTTGGTAGTTACTATCAGCATATGCTTTGTCAATAACAAGATCTTGTACAGTATAAGAAGTACCATGCACAGAGTTGAATGTATCAATTGCTGCTTGTGTTACTGCTACGTTAGCAATTGGCTGTGTAGCTGCATCTAAAGGACCACCAAGTGTTGGAATAGGGTCATTTGACACTTTAGATACTAGCTGTTTAATAACTAGTTTCCCATCAATAGTATAATCAAATCCAATAGTATCAATAGTACCATCTAGTGCATTGTTAGATGCTAATGCTAAAAAGTTTACTCCACTGCCGTCAGTTTTTACAGCTGGTATCTTATTTTCGTTGCCTTGATATGTATTTGGAGTATCTTTTAGATCAGTAAAAGATATTTGTCCACCGATTCCAAATACTGCGTATAGTTCTAAAAAGTTTTCGTTTACTTTACGAAACGATTCGCGTATACTATCGCCAGTGCCGTCATTACCTTCTACACCAATATCAATATTTTGCTTTGCCATTCTCTAAATGCTCCGTTATACTGCTGTTGCCAGCGAGTTGTCTAATTTGTCCATATCAAAGTTAATGCTAACTCCGCAACCACAAGAGGAACTTGTGTTTGGATTGTTTATTTCAAAGTTTGATCCTACAATAGACTTTACATAGTCTACTTCAGTTCCTGCTAGAAACATAATACTGTGTGCGCCGATAACAAAATTACCACTACCTGAACTAATAGTAATGTCTAATTTCTCTACATCATCTTTTGATGCAATAGTATCCCATGCATATGAAAATCCAGCACAACCGCCACCGTCTAGATTTAAACTAATAGCATAGGCGCCGTTTTCTTCACAAATATCGTTAATCTGTTGTTTAGCTTTTTCAGTTAGTGTACAAATAGCCATTGATGCTTCCTTTATTCATATGTATTTATCGAACAGTTTTATAATCTTAATGTTAAATATAGTTATGTTCTTAAAAGAATTTAAAAAAGAAACCCGGCATGTTCGTAAAAGCAAAGCGGGCAAAGAACACGCATACAAGCGTGAAGTAACCCATTGTGTGTTTAGATGTGATAACTGTGATGCTGAATTTGTTAGGCTTAGAGGAAGTATGGATCCTAAAAGGTTAAGCAATAATTACTTCCATGTGTGTAGTAGTTGCGATGCAAAGAAATTTGCACAACGAAAAGGGGTTGAGAAAAAGCAAGTGTGGAACCTAAGTGCAAGCTCCACAATGCCTATTGGTAAGCTTTAGTTTTCTTTCTTCCAAATTGTCCAAATGCCGTAACCAATTGCGGCATAAGCTGCCAGTTTAGCAAATGGTCCTGCAATTAGTACAATTACACCTACTGCTATTAACATTCCGCCATCCCATGATGTACGTTCGTCAATGCGAGATTTAATCCAATTAAGTGGGTTCATAGTAGTTCTCCTGTTGTTATGTATTTAAGCCAAGATATTAAACTGATTATATACATACTTATAAATAAGATAGACATCATTAACCCATTATGGAGAAAGCAATATGTTTAAATTTTTAAAGAATCTTTTTAGCTATGGACCTATTAGTACACATATAGATGCAGATAAAGTAGACCCTATTTACACCGAACCTGTAATTAAAGCAGGAGTTGTTAAAGCTCCAACTACACCTATTAAGTTTCCAACTGCAAAGGTACTTAAAGGACTAACAAAAAATCAAATTGAAGAGTTAGCTAGAAATCACGGAATTGAATTAGATCGCCGAATGACTAAAGTTAATATGATTGCTGATTTTAAAAAGCAACACGGCACTAAGTCGAAGAAGTAGCTCTAGCAGCTAAATGATCATGGGCTGTTGACAACCTAGTTAGCTTACGGTTGATTGTTGTAATCGCAACTTGCTGCTGACGAATTTGCTCTTCCAATGCTTGCACATACTTTTGTGTAGGCAAAATCCTTTCAACACCATCTTCTCCTAACATTGCAATAGTGTTAGTACCTTGTCCCCTAATGCCGCCAGCTACTCTATTTGGATTCTTACCCGAAGACGAGTTCTCTACTGGTATGTTGCGACTGCTGTACATTTTTGCTAGATAGTTCTTCATCTTCTTTTCCTTTATAATATTTATACAAGTCAATGCTTGCTAGATTCTTGCATTTACTCTCACACATAATATCTGTGTAGGGTAAGAAGCTTAATGCATAATCATTGCTTGCTTGATTAGGATACCAATCACTATGAGCTCGCAGCTTGCTTTTCTTGTAGCCTTGTTCAAGTAGTGCATTAAAGTTTGGTTGTACTGTTGTAGCAATGTCGCTAACCCATTCTGCACGACTGTAAGAATAATGTATTGCAGGCCGCACACCACGCCAGCTATCAACTATGCGCTTATATCTATCGTCGGTGGGCTGTATGTATTCACCTTCGCGGCACCAGTGATGGTGTACGTCAAGTACGAGTGCGAGGTCGTCTGCAAGCTCGAGGCTGTGTTCGATGCCCCACTTGTTCTCGTCGTTTTCGATTGTGATAACGTTTCTTGCTTCTGGCGTGAGTTTCTTGAGTGCGGCCTTAATGCCGGCTGGACCTTTGCGGCCTGAGATATGTACGTTGCATTTAAAGTCTTGGAATGTGCGTCCGTAGCCCATCCAGCGTATGACATCAACATGGTATTCAAACTCCTCTATACTACGTTCAACAATATCTGGGTTGTCGCTAGCAAGCACAGTAAACTGACCAGGATGCATACTAAGCCGAACATCCAAGGAACGAGCAAGTGCGCCGACCCTTGCAAGTTTCGTCTCGCAGTAGTTGCGTACATCAGGGAGCCGCCAATAATAAGCCC